TAGCGCCCAAACGTACTGCTCCCAGTAATCTGAACGGGTACATCTTGGCCGCCTTCAGTGATTGACATTAACTCATCCTAATTAGTTAAAGTGTAGCCCATACAACGAAAATCAGATGGGCACCCAACCCCCAGAAAGATTTACGATTGCGTAATTAATAGCCGTTCCGCCCGATAATGTGCTAAGCTTCTGCTGCTTCAAGTCAACAGTATTCGTGGTGGCATTAATCCATCGGTAGTACTCATTAAGTTGTTCCTGCACTGCTGGCGGTACCACGTAACCATACTCTTTGCACAAGCGTACAGCGAGTTCAAACTTCAAGTAATTAATATAAAATCTGTCTAGCGTTAACTCTAAATCTTGGAATTCTGTTACCTGGGAAAGTGCAAACTCGCCCCATATCTCTAACGGAAAATTTGAGTCTGGAAGAAAGTACAAGTAAATCGTGCTGCCACCTAAATTACGCTCAGCGTGCCAATTAAACGGAAGACTTGTAATGTCGGTTGCTCGGAATGAGCCGAAAAAGTCTTTCCTTTGTTGGTTGCGCGTTTGATACCTGACGCTGTTAATAAAGAAGGTGAATGTATCGGCGTAAATAAGACCCGGTATCGGATAGGCTTCTTGGCCTGGCACAGCGGTAAAAGTGTACCTGTCCGTATAGGGAATCATGCTATTATTAATAGTTTTGTCAGCTATGATGTCATTAAGCGTGTTTAAGCCATCGCTTGCCTGCGTGCCGCTAACGGTCTCAAACTCACGGCTGACGATATTCGATATGTAATAAGCGTTATCGACTAATGTGCTTGTTAAATATACCATAGGTCCTCCGTCCGTTAAGGAGCAGGGGCCGAATTAACAACGACCCCCACAGCAACACATTATAGGTAATCGTAATAACCCATCGTAAGAAGGGTTAACGCATCGCCTGCTGTAACTTTGTATTGTATCGTTGGAATCGAGCCATTAAGAGCGCTTGGGATGTTCGCCGCGCCCACTTGCGCACCAGCTACACCATAACCAAACCGAACAATACCGTCAGTAGCTGAAGAGCCAAACGGCAAGAACTCAGCAACATCAGTAGCGCCAGTTGGCGTATAAGCAACGTCCATCATTACAGTTGTTGCGATTGGCGGAACAGATGTCGCCAAATCAACAGCAGCATAAGTAGCTGAAGAGCCAGCCGCTAACTCGCTTATTCCCACGTCATAATAATACTGACGTGTTTTGTCTGTGCCGTATTGATAGAACAACAAGAAGTCAGATGTCCCATCAGTTAATGCCCAGCCGATACGTCGATACATATCATACTCAAAGGGAAGTGTAGGTGTAGCCGAGCTAGCTAAAGATAACAAGCTTGCGGCTGGAACCACGTCCAAAGAACTACCGATAACATATACAGCGTACATAGTAGATACAGCCACGGTGCCTGTGTCTAACCCATTAACGCCAGATACGATGTTACTCAAAGTCAAAGACGCCGAAACTTCGATATCATTTCCATCAGTGCTATTGCGTGCCGCACCAGATTGGATGGTTAATGTCTCGTCTGTTGCCCAAGACAACTCAAGCCCATCAACATATAAGTTGGGGGCATTTACAACTGGTATTCCAATAGCCATTTTAATTCTCCTAGTCCTTCATTCTATGGTGCTCAGCATGGTGAACTTTACATAACCACCTTACATCAAGTGGCCGCATGTAGTCATCATGGTGAGCCTCAACACTTTCATCAGTACCGCAAACTTCGCAGTTTTCACGAATTAACCATCCAACCTTTATAGCATTATTAGCAGTGTATCGAGCAACATACTTTATATATTCATCGAGCGATTCAAATCTTCTCTCATTCGCCCTCTTATAAAGCTTTTCGGCCTTATCTGGGTGCTCTTGTAAGTACCCCTTGCGCCAAGCTGAAGCGCAGGGGGAGCAGTAACAATTACTGTAACTCGCTCTTTCATTGCCGCACCTACATAAACCCGTCTGTTGCCTTTTAGTGATGCCGCTAGCCAATCTATACTCCTGGCTTCGCTTGTTTTTGCATTTACAGCAATACCCCTCTTTCGGGTTCTCTGTAATAGCGCCACAATCGTAACATTCAGGCTGCCTTCCGGACCCAAGTGGACGCAAGCCCATCTCTAGTCGTTTCTTAGCCCTTCGAGCCTTCCCTGCCTCACTCTTACAAGTTTTGCAGTTACTCTCATTGTCACGACCAGGCTCCTTCTCTTTCTTGCATTTAGTGCAATAAATACTTCTTCCAGAGCCCCACTTTTTCTGACCATTTTCAGCCCTTGTTTTAGCGCGCTTCTCCTTGTTTATCTTGCTTCTGCAAGAATAACATCTTGAGTCGTTCTCATAACCAGGACCTCTAACAGCGCCGCAATCACTACATAAACCACTACCAGCCATGCCCACTCCTTATTATTCAACCACTTACATGATATCATGATAAGAAATGGGTATCAACCTAAGGACCTATAAAGGGAATATCATCGACATCGCATTATTCGCGACCTGAGTTTTGCCCCATATGCAGTCGTGCACGGTACCATAAAGATTCTGCCCAAACTGAGCTCCAGTATACATTCTTAAACTTGCCCCCGTGTCAGGGTCAGTTTCAACAGCACTTGCATATGGGTCGGTATCAGGCAATGGAGGCATAGCCATATACATTTGGTCGCCCGACTGAATCATGCCAGCACGATGCGAAGGTAAGATTTTAATCTCTTGCCCAGCAACAATCGATGTATTAATGTTTTGGTTTTTTCCAAAAGCAGCTTGTAAAGGTGGGTCAATAGAAACCGTTACCTCACTACCAGCTGTACTAGCTGCGTCAGCTGTCACGCGACATTGCACAGGGTTAGACGACGTCTTATGCCCGATAAATGTCAAGTAACGCAAGTTTGTTTGACCTGCAACACCATCTTGGAATTGGAACTTATCATTTGCCTTAACAGCATCTGCATCACTTGGAGAAGTGCTTCCACTGAATGTGATGGTTATAACTGCGCCATCCGCATCTGTTGTGGTACTTACAACGGTTAATGTAGCTTGAGCTTGTCCATCTGTTCCGGCTGTGTGAGTTGGAAGTAAGTTAGACTCATACCATTCACAACGACTGAATGCGCCAAGTTCCCATGAATTACGTAATTCATCATTACCTTTAGGCACGAACTGATTCAAGCCTGTGTTCACGATGTCAGGAATAGCGATATCTAGCAAATAACCTTTGGTGGCATAAGGAGCAGCACCGTAGTTGCGGAACAACGCTAAAGCAGACGCCAATTGCCCAAAACTGTTGATTGGTGTAATGCCATTCCCGAAAAATCTGTAAGGAGCGGTTACACAAAGTTCAGCTACGTTAGCCTCAACAACAGCACCCAGCTCTTCAATAGCCGCTTTACCGAAGCGAGACATATAGTCTTCTAGGTTGAAGATTAATTGTTGAGCTGAAATGTTAATGCCAACATTTCGCGCTTCGTTAACCGTCAAGGTTTGAAGTCTTTGCTCTACAGATTGGAAGTTTACCGTTAAGCCATCGGCAGCAACAAAACGAGGTGGTTTGTCAAATGTGATGACGTCACCTAAATTGGCTGGGTTAGCTTTTTCAAAGTCTTTGTATTTTTTGTTAGACGTGCTGATGAAACAAGATAAATTCTGCAAGTACGCAAGGTCAGCCTTGTTGTAAGTCTGAACATTTTGCAAAATATTGTTGGGTAGCGTCATGATGCTCTCCTGAAAAATATTTCTTCAGACGAGACTTAGCTAGGCTTTACGCCATGAACATGCGTTTATAATCCGCCACGCTCATATCGCCACTGTCTCGCCCCGCTGGGGAAGACTGCATACGACTGAGAGGTGATTGCACCTCTTTTTCGGCGGCTTTAGCCTGCTCATTAGCTTTAATTGACGCCGATAATTTATTTATCATATTGGACGCGGCGTTAGGGTCGCGCTCAGATAAAACCGTTAAAGTTGCCAATTTATTCGGATTCTTCATCAGCTCATACATAACTGCTGATGTGTTTTCCGTTTGTGTCGCTAAATAAACGAGTTGTGGGAACGCTGCCGGGTTAAAGTCTGCCATGATTTCATCAAAGTCCTCATGAATTTCTTTTCCACCGTCCATCCTAGTTCGGTAGTCGGAAGCCATTCTTTCGGCTTCTTTCTTAAGCTCTCCCTGGATACGTTCTTCGTCTTGAGATTGAAAGTCACCCATGATTTGGTCATAGATTTGTTTTCGCATCTGTTCGGGGTCCATCGGGGCGGCCATACCACCCATACTTCCACCGGACTTCAGCTCTTCATTCTCGCCACGTAACGTTTCTAACTCGTTCTGCATTGCATCTCGTCCTTTGAGTTTAGCTTTCTTGATTAACTCCTCAACACGATGTGCAGGAATCATTTTGACTGATGCCTCTTGAGGGGCCTCAACCGCAACTTCTTCCGCTAAAACTACTTCATCATCCATATAACAATCTCACTGTTTCCGTCGTGAACGTGTCAAGCAAGGTTTACGTGCCATGAACGCCTATTTTGCCGCATAAATGCGTGTTCGCCAGGTGTTTAAAGCCGCCTGTAGCTCTCTTGATATAATACAAGCTTATAAGTAAATGCGCAAACTATATGTTTCTTGTGGTATAATCATATCGCAAACCTAGTGCCTGCAGCACGAAGACTTAGCATCTTACTGAGCTGGTTTGCATTTACTTTAAGACTCACTGAAGAGGTGTGAATATGCCAGACGTTCTCTGTAGCAACTCCCAATGCAAAAAATCATTTCATGTTTATCCATCTAACATAAAAATCGGAAGGGGAAAATTTTGCTCTCCTAAATGCAGTTATGAAAAAAGAATGGATAAAGCTCCCGAGAGATTCTTTGTTAATATCTCGCATGAAAATCATCCGAAAGGATGTTGGGTATGGAACGGCAAGCTAGATAACAAAGGATATGGCCGGCTCAGGGTTAATTCAAAAACAACAAGGGCGCATCGATATTCCTACACCCTTCATCATGGGCATATTGGAAAAGGCATG